TACTTTAATTCATTCATATCAATCTCCTAAATATCAATAGCCCTTATTTTAACTTCCCATCTCACTGACATATACCTCTCCCTATCAAAAATTATCAAGTATCCAGCAACCAACATCCAGCAACCAACATCCAGCAATCTCTACCTGAATACTTGCTTAACCGAACCGTCTGTCTTTTTGTTTTCTAAATACCTCGCATTAGGAACAAATACCGCCACGTTATCCTCGACAACCCTGACAATAATACCCTTACCGCCAATTTTCATTACCTTTGTTGTCTCCGTAACGTCATCCCTCGTTATCTTGGAAACGGTAAGCCATGGATCAGAATCTAAATATCTCTTCTGAGATTCAAGTTCTTTGCCAAGTGCAGATAATTCCTTCTTTAATCGAGAAACCTCTGCCTTCAACTCCTCGTTAGATTTTGGAGCCATTATACATCCTCCTGTTTTTTATGATAAATTCCACCGAATACCATCCGTAATCCATTATCCAGTATCGAGCATCCAGTATCCAGCAACCAGCATCCAAATATTTAAATCTTATAAAAACAAATTTTGCATTTTGCAATTTTCATTTTGCATTGTTATTTATTATTCTTTCCTTGCCTGCGAAACATAAAAATAATCAATCCAGAATACCTCAGCCACAGCTTGCCCATTCCAGAATCCAAAAGTTTGTGTAAGTAACTCATCAGCGGGAAGCAATGAAACAGTCGTATGCGTAGCCACAATTGCATTGTCAACCCTGAATGTAACACGATTTCGCCCATTCCAATCAATATCGAGACGAACCCATGTGGAATCTGAAAAAACATCATCAACTACTGTCGTATCACCCGCACTATTCCTGATTGTAATACACAAAACTGAATCCTTAGTATCCTGCTTGAAAAAATATATGCCATCACTCGAACCATCTGTTAAATCCGAATCAGTTATCGACAATCCACCTATAAAATCCGATTCCCTTGCCTCGCCAAGTTTAACATACATCCCAAGCGTCAACGGTCTGTAACCAGTTGTAACATTAGTATCACAGTCAAATATCTCCGCATTCCACTGAAATCCCGCACCGTCATTGTCTGCTGAAGCAGGTGTCAATTTTAAAATGCCATTCATTCCGTCAATTATATCTACACAAGTATCCTCAGAAGCACCTACTGTAGTAATCTCCCAACCATATTCAGTGATAGAATTAACGGCTAAACTATCAACTATTCCAGTTGTATCAACCGGATGTAGATAACTCTCGAAATCATCGAAAAATGTAACGAAATCAAGTTTAGTATTCTTCGTTGCACGCATCTCTACTAAACTCTGTCCATTGGTAATTCCCAAAAGCAGGAAAAATACCAAAAATGTCAATATTATCTTTTTCATAATATCATTCCTTCATTAATTTGAGCGTAGGGCTCCCAGATGTTATTTATGAAAACTGGAAGCCCTACACAATTTGTTTGATTATGCAATAATTGCAGAAATCCAAGCCGATGATCCATCTGTATTTATCCAAAGTGCTCCAGCACCCGCTGTGTTCTTGATAAAAAAAGAACCGAGTGGAGCGGTTATTTCTCCATTTGGATCTCCATCGCCTATGATTATTCCTATGCTACCCAATAAAACTCCATATACATCATTGGTTGCACCAGTGAATTTGTACCTAACATGGGAAATCCCTGCTTTGTCTGCATCTGTTTGGGTTATTGCAGCCATATTATACCTCTCCATAATTTGTTAATTAAATTAAACCAAAGCCGTTGGTAGGGGCAGACCCACTTGCCCGCCTCTGGCGGGTTTGTCTGCCCTATCCAACCAACAGCCAATAAATTATATCTTATGCAGCCGGTGCAGCATAAGTTTTCGGCGTATAAAGATTGTCGATTCTGCATTGTGCCGCTCTGTTGGAAATTACCATCCCGCCACGTGCAAGTATCTTCATTACCGATGCATTTACATTGTAAAAATCAACAAAAGGCTTTACGATAAACGTAGCCTTCGTGTTGAAATAAAAATACAGATAATCATGGTTAATAATATAAATCCGTGAATCAGTATTATTAACCTGATTCGTTGTAATGTCTTCATCAGGAATACAAGGAATATTCTGTACCTTAATACTCTCAAATCCGACATCTGCGCTGTCCGTGCTTATCGGTGAACCGCTTAAATGCTCAACAAATATGTCATCGAGTAAATCGAACAAATACCTCGACATCATAATAAGTTTAGGTTTATCACCCATATAACTCGCCTTGGCAATTCCTTGTTTGATTATTTTATACAAATAAGCAGGGCTGTTCTTGTCTCTCATATTCTCACCAGTTGAAGAAGCATCATCCTCAAATGCAGTTTTAGCATCAATAATATGAGATTTCCATAATGAAGCTGTACCCATATCCGCAGGAGTAATTCCACCGCAATCACCAGTTCCGATTAAATCTTCAAGTGAAAGCCATTCATAGGTGCCAGTTGCGGCACGGGATAACAACCTGCTTGCTATCGCGGCATCAGCGGATTTCTTTAAATTCTTTACCCTCGCAACCACTATATCCATTACCTTTCCAGAACCCATGTTATCCCATTCGTCTTCAAATGGAATAGCCAGTGGAACTGTAAAAGTCCTGGGAGTAAATGCAGCCGTGGTAAAAGGATCAGATTCGCCAATCGCAAAAGGCTTCATCTTACCCGTAAATTGACATAAATCGGGATCAGCATATTCCAGCAAAGGCTCGATCTGTCTCCCGTTAAATGTTTTTTTCTTGTCCATTAATATCCTTGTCAAAGGATGTCGCCGGAATACTAAATCAACAAATACCGGTATGACATATTCCTGTGTCAAGGCACTAAGGGTATCTTTATCAAGTCCCATAACATATACCTCCATTAAAGGGCATAAAAAACGGGCAGCATAAGTGGTGTAGGCACCTACACTGCCCGTTTATTTATATTATCTATCCAGCAACCAGCATCCAGTATCCAGTATCCAGAAACCAGAAACCAGCAACCCGATAGACCCCTTATTTTTTGTTTAAATTTATTCTAATTCTTTAAAACGTGGGTCATTTTTAATCGCCTTTTCTGCACCTTCCCACGTCATTGTTTGCTCAGTTTTAATCTCCTGAGCGCCCGCCTTCTTGTCAGGCGTAACAGTTATCTCCGGCGATTTCTTCTCACTCATTATCTTTTCCTTCTCCGCTTTCTCTTCCGCTAATTGTTTTTCCAGTTCCGGTATCCGCATCTGTTCATAAGCCGTCTCTAATTTTAATAACTCGCCAGTCTTTTCATATAAGTCCTTAGCATATTCATAGACTTCATCTGCAACTGAGCGACTTACTCCATGTTTACGGCAAAGAGAATCTTTATCACCAAGAATCGCTAATTCCTGTTTCAATTCCACATTCTCTTTCTTCTCGGTTTCTAACTCATCCTTGATCGGATCAGGAAACTCTCCGGACTTGAAATTTAAAGCAGCATTGACAACATCCTCGCCAAACTCCTCTTTCATAATGTCCATACTGTCCTTAAAAGATTCTCCACTCTCATGAAGTTTATCCATAAGTACAATAACCGGTTCAAGAGACTTGCGTAACTGTGCATTCTCCTTAGCTTTCTTGGTATTCGACTTCTGGAAATTAGACATGTTGTCAGAATCTTCACGCCATTTCCCTATCTCAGCCGAGGTGTGTTTCACTTTGCCCTCTGAATCTATAGCATAAGTAGGATCACCAGGAATTTCCTTCTCCTCTTCCTCTTCTTTTTCCTCAGTTTCTTCCTTCTTCTCCGCGTCCTTTTCCTTTTCTTTAACCTCTGTGTCCTCTGTGGTTGTCTTTTCCTTATCCGTGGTGGTTTCCTCAGATTCCTCTTCAGGTTTTTTCTCCTCGGATGTAGATTCGCCCATACCCTTTACAACAGCTTCTATATCGGAATCCGTTATCTCAATATCATCGAAGCTCTTGGGCGTCTCTTTTGCTGTAGATTCACTTTTTACTTCTGTTTCCATAATTCATTCCCTTCTCAGTTGGTCTAAAACAAGCTAATCAGTTGGTCTCTCGACACTGTTAAAATCTTGCTCCCCGACACTGGATTGAAAATTATCCTCTTCTTTATTTTCCTGTCCGCTTTGGACTGATTTAATTTCTGGTCTATACCCGGGACATGTTATATAAGGACATTTATCACCCTCATAACAAAATCCGCAATATGGACATACATAAAGTTTTCCCATTATTTAATTTTCCATTTCATCCATTACCATTTCATGGTAACTGCAAAAACTATCTTTAAAAACAGAGGGGTGACCATCTCCAGGTGGATAAAAGTGACAAAATCCATCACTTCCACATTTTTTAAACCAAACACAAGTTTTACACATCATTCCCAATAATATATTCCTACAAGGTTTTTTAGGAACATCCGCAACCCCATCATAAAATTTTAAATCGTTATCTGAGCCATTTATTACAATCCTTTGCCCAGATTCTTCTCCCAATGTTCGCATCAGCCTACTTTGATTTAAATGCACAAGAGGTTCAATTAAGGCATCGCCTTTTGCGACAATAGCAGTTAAACACATAAGCACATTTCTATTGACGGGTATATCCCGCCAGCGAATCTTTTCGTAAAATCCATTATGAAAACTAATCCTTTTATCCAACAATTTGCCTAATAATTTATGAGTTGTTGGATTCATTTCAAAAGAAGTCGGTTCTTCGCCCGCTCTCATAAAAAAATCATACTTTACTTTCTCAAAAGCATCAATAAAATCTTCTAATTCTAATTTTTCCATTTTATTTTCCCTTCTAATGTATTACCGCTAAAGGCCAACCATTCCATATATTATACTCGTACAATACAACCAACCACAAACCAACTAATGTAACGAAACAACAACCCCCTGCATAACCAACAATTGGAGCTAAAAACTCATCCTTCTTCAATGCTTTGAACATATAAACCATCATATGTACTTCAAGGGCGGAAACCCCTATTGCTATCAACAATAATAATATTGGTTCATACATTATTCATTCTCCTATTAACTCTTAACTCTTAATTCCTAACTCGTAATTATCTATTTCCCCTTCTTTAAATTCTGATATATCGACATGATATAAGCGTAATTATGCCCAAAACCCTGCTTCTCCGCCAATCTCTTAGCTTCCGCCCATAACTTTTCATCCATTTTGTTTTTTACTACGTTTGTAGGCATTACTGAAACTTCCTATATCTTATGTAAGGATAAAAAATCCCCGAAATATATACCTCATTCCCGCATGAATTACACACATGCAAAAATTGTGGCGGATTCGTAGCTAAACTATTCTTTCCCGTAAATTGTAATTCACCCTTATTACACTTATCGCATTTCTTTGATACCCGAATAGTATCTACCTTATATTCTATTTCACCCTTAATCATAATTCTTAATTCCTAACTCGTAATTCCTAACTCTTCACTCCCGACTTCCGCTAACTTATCAACCGGCGGTTGCAAAAATACACTCACTAACCTCTTCTTGTATTCTAAGGGTAAATAAACAAAATAATCTTCAACCAGAAACTCTTGGAACTGATATATTAAATCCGATAACTTTTCCTCCTCGATCGTACCAATCCATTCACTGTTAGACTTAAAAGACTTAATTGCTTTTCCGCATAAAGCCTCAAAATTAACAATAGCCTTCTGAAGTGCCTCATATCCATTCTTAAAATCTAATATCCCCTGTCTCCTGTGAAATCCATCTATAATCTCTTGCTTATTCTCGATATTTAAGTCATTAACAACATCCTCGATGCCATATATTCCCTTTTCCATAAACATCAAAGCTCTTTCTTCCGTAGCAAGCCTGCCTTGCCTCAATCTGATACCCGGCACAACCTTTATGTTAAATTCGCTCTCCTTTATTCCCTCTGGATTATATTCAAAAAATACAGGATTCCCTTCTTCGTCAAGTTTGCCCTCTTGCAATATCTCCATTGGCTCTTTGTCGTACTCTTGCAAGTACCAGACAACCTGTTTGCCTATTGAAGTTAAAAATTTCGATATGGAAGTATTTATCTTATGACGTACAACCGATTCTGCAGCCTCCTGTAAAGCCTCGATTGCCCTGCCCGATTCGACACGTTTATCACGCTTACCAAGTGAAACCTCCTGAACTCCCGTCTCAATCTGGTTTATCTTCATCAATAACTCGAAAAAAGCAAATGAAGATTGCGGAACACTCTCAGGCGGCATAAAAGTAACATCCGATGGTCTCAATACAGTAATCTGTTCCGCGGGTTTATGCCTTATTTTCTTTTTGCACCAATCTAACCATGCTTGCGTAACCTTTACCGCAGGATTACCCATCTTTAATACGTTATCCGCCACGGCGCTCACTGTTTGATCAAGAGATTTCTTTATTTTGCCAACTATCTCAGGTTCGCCAACACCAATCCACTTTCTCGATGTGCCATAATTCCGTAAACAAAAATAAGGTATCCCAGGACTGAATCTGCCAACCTTCGGCTTGAAACCATCCCACATCGGTTTGCTGTGAATAAAAACACCATTTGCCCAGAATGTCTCACGCCCACATGGATATTTTTTCCTGTCATTATCCCACTCGTAACATTCCTTCAATAAAACAGAGTTCGCAAGTTTCTTGTAATTCTCATGACTCTCATCTATAATGCTGAACGTCCCATCATTATCTAAATGACCCTCTGCTGGTACTTTAATCTTATAAAGCCTGAATAACTCATCAACATGCATCGGTGTAGCAAATATTATATATCTTGCACCATCGAGCGTAATGTCCGTTGCACCCGGAGCGGGAAAACACGTCCTCGGATCAACGTCCCTGATGTCTAAGCTTGTATGTATCTTTTCTTTTAAAGTCTCTGAATCAAATTCTATAAGTTCTTCTTTATCATAATCATATCTTGATTCATCTTTGGCTAATCCGTTGTCGTCGATCTCCTCAGATTCCACCTCCGGTTTAGCATAAATTAACCCATTGCTCAAAATTAGCGACTGCTCGATTACGTCAAGAACTTTATCACGAAACTCCGCATCCTCAAGCACCTGTTTTATACGAACATGAATAGAATCGGCATGTTTCCTCGAGGCCTTCTTTCTTGGCATCACATCGATACTCGGTAAAAAATCACTAATTATATTCATCTGAGCACGAACGTCCACTAATGAAAGATTTATCTTTAAATTCGTATTCTCGGTACTGACACCCTCTTGTTTATTCTCATGTATCCGGGTATTATCTATCCATCTCTTTGTGGTTTGATCCCGGTAAGTCTTCGCCTCAAGAAATTGTTCTTCCTTTTTCTCAACAAGTTTCTTATCCGCTTTGCTTTGATCCGGTTCAGAACCCTCTAACTCAGGTATATTCTTCAAATCCTTAGCCATTTATTCACCTATATTATAAATAAAATTCCGTAGGGGTAAACCCATGTGTTTACCCATCCAGTATCCAGTATCCAGAAACCAGTATCCAGCATCCAGAAACCAGTATCCAGCATCCAGAAACCAGCACTATGTATCCTTCTCCCAATCCCTCACATCTTGACTATCCGTAATCTCCTCCTCGAACTTCGTATGCCAATCCTTTTGCATCTCAGGCTCACTCGATTTTACCGTGTGCATAAATAAATATCTATCCCCATCACAAATATGGTCTTCCTGTTCTTTGGACATGTCTTCTAAATTCTTATTATCCCTTACCATATCTGGATATACACGAATTGTCTCTTTACACGAAGCAAATATCTTGAATTTCGGGAACAATTTCGGGTCCTGATTTATGTCGAAATACATCATATCCCGAACTTTGTTCCAGCCATTTATCCTGTCGTTATTTGCCAATGTGCAAAATAATCCATTGCGTGTAAATATTTCCTCTATACTTTCACGTGTCTCTTGCTCATTATCTTTACCTCTACCAAATTGGGTTTGTGCACGAATTTGCGGGTCCGCTAAAGTTTGAACTATCTTCTCGTTTGTTAATTCAACAACCCTTTTTGCGAAATTTGTCGGTGTCATATCCTTAACGTAAAGCTCACGGTACTTGTAATGAACGTTAAAATAATCAACCGTCCACCAACCACAATATTGATAATTCGTATACCCCAATCTATACAGCGGTATTTTAACCATTGAGGCGGTATATTGAAATCCTGTACAACGTGCCTGCTCTTATCCCACATATCCCAGTATATGCCCGGCATTACATCCCAGCTGCCATCCAACCACATGGCTCTCAGAACTGGGTCCTTTAATCCCATCAAAAAACCATGATAGGAAGGGTCTTTCTCCATCAATGTCGGATTATCGGTAACCTTTGAAGGAATAAATATCCTTGACTTACCCGAAACTGGATCGATATAAGTCTTGTTTGTTGCTGGAATAACGTATCTTTCCTTAACCCAAGCATGACCTATATTTCCAGGATTTGTTGTAAAAAAGCCCTTTGCCGGCAAACCATCGATAGTCGACCTATTCGTTGAAAGCAATTTAATAAAATCACTTTCCCGTGGTATTTGTGTCAATTCCTCTACAAGTTCCTTTTGATATTCATGCCCGATATACTTCCCATAAGCATTTTCATCCTTTAAATGACCCAGCCTTATTACTGCACCGGACGGAAATCTGATTGTCGCCGGTTTTCCGGTAACCTTACCACCAAGTGAACGATAAAATATCCTTGCCCTCTCTGTCCAGTCAAACAAATCATCCGCATTCTTGCGAATTACAAGCGCTCTATAAAGTGGGTGATAAACATACGGTGGCCTAACAAGCCAGGCAAGACCCGCATCCGTCTTACCGCCACCCCTCGCTCCCCCGAATAAAATCTCGTCTTCGCTTCTCTCCAATACCCACTCTTGAGGAGTGCCTTTATGTGCCTCCCAGGCTATTTTATAAGGAACGTTCATATACAAAAAATGGGACAGCATAGGCTCCAAGGACACCTACACTGTCCCATTTATTAAAATTGCTATAACTGTGAATTGAAATTAATTATTAAGCTAATTCCCTCTTAATATTTTCTTTCCCCGCCATATCCTTTTGTTTCATCTTCATATAATATCATTACTTCTTTTTCCCAACCAATTTTAAAGATAAAAGCATTTTGTGTTTTTTTAATGACTCACTTGCAGATTTAACACCAAATAAATAATGCTTATCGGGTTTTCTAAAACAAATAGTTAAACTCATTGGCTAATTCCCTCTTAATATCTTTTTTGTTTCTTTCTCAACTTCATCCCAATCAATTGTTGGCCAATCCCCTTTAAGAAAAACATCCGTCATACCGCCGCATCTCACTCCGCCAAACAAAGGCATATCCCCACTTTGTTTTAAAACTTTATTTTGAACATTATTTGCTTTCTTTTTCATATTTATTTCACTCCTTCGCGCCTTTGCGTCTCTGCGGTTGATTCTTCCTTCCCCTCATCACCAACCGGAACAGGTGCACCAACCGGCTTCTGGGCTGGCACAACAATCACACCAAAACCTTGCGGTGCTTCTAACTTATCCTTCTTCATTCCAAGAAAATTACCCAATAAATCAAGTGCAGCCAACTTTGATTGTGGTTTAATCTTTATCTTAATAATACCAACCTTCTTAGTCGCCTCTATATCCGCAATCGCACAAGCTAAACCTAAATCAATATCGTTAATATTCTTTAACTTTCCCTCTTCATCAAACAAATCCTCTGGATTCGCAAACGCAATCTTACAGATTTCCACCATGACATTATTAACAGTAGCACCCGCAGTTTCGGCAAGTTCCTTCCCCCGCCTCTCTATTTCCTCTTTTATATGAGGCTTATTACACAAATTCCAGCCAATCTGCTTGGCAGCCTTCTCGCTGTATCCCGCAAGCCTCGCAGCCTCAGTCTTGTTAAATTTCGTAGAAAAATAAAAATCAACGAATTCGCTATGTCTCTTGCTTAATTTCATATCTTTGTTCTATAAAAGAAAAGTAATATTTTAAATCTGATATATTTCCAAAACCTAATTATATAATTCTTATAAACCCTGAAATTCATATCAAAATCTCTGTTTTTAACATTCGCACTTCGACATTCGACATTCGTAATTCCTAAGTCCCCTTCAACCAATCAGGCCCCTTCTTTTCTCCTGAATCTTCCGCCCTTCTCCTTGATTTCTTGCCTTTCTCCGGTGCAACAGGAACATGATAACCCTTATCCCTCAAAAATGACATCTTAATGCCCCGATGATATATATAAGCACCGGCAAAACCAGACGCCAATACCAAAATCAAAGAAATCCCGAATATTATCGCTATCTCTATAATCATATCAAAAATTCCATATCATAAACAATATCAATCATTCAACTTCTTGCCTTTCATTCTACGAAATAATACCTAAGCTGCCGATTCTTTAAGTAAATTTAAAGTATCTGTGATTATCTCTGAAATCCGTGATGGAATTATTCCAAGTTCAAATCCAATATCTACTAAGGAAATATCATCATTAAAACACCTTTCTAATATATATAAAGTTCTTTCTCCACAATGTTCCCCCTTTTTGTAATACTGTTTTGGTATATGTTTCATCAACATCTCTATGTCATACCTATCCTCAACCGCCCGAAAAGCATCTAAACCCTCATTTGGATAATAACGAGCTAACATTTTATCTTCTTCGTCTGTATACTCAAATGATTTTTCTGTATACATATTGCCTTCAGACACAGTTCTTGAATGTGTTAACTTTCTAAGTTCATTAAGTATATACCATTTTATTTCTTTATATGCCCAAGTAGAAAATTCAAAACCTTTTTCTTTATTATATGTTTTATAAGCAACAAGTAATCCCATGCAACCCCATTGAAATAAATCTTTATCTTCTAAACAACGTGGTATTGTTGCTTTCAAATTGTTAACAACATGCCAAACTAAATTAAAACGTTCTTCTGTAAATTTCAACACAATATATCACACTTCTTAATTTTTAAATTCTTTACCGCCTCCTGCCCTCAAATAATTCCTCACCCGTAGGACATTCAACTCTCCCCTTTCCCCATTTCCTCTTAGGCTGAATCTCATTGCCCTCAAGATTGTCCGATGGCTTGAAAACTTCATTCTGAAATTCTCCAATAATGTACCAACCAATATCTCCCATTAATGCATAATTCTCTTCCATAATAACACCAGAAGCGGCAAAGGCAAAATCTTATACGGGCAAAATAAAAACCCAATGATCAGCCCTTCCCCAAACTGAAAATTGGGTCTCAAAATCCTTTGCCGCTTGAAATATTTATATAACTGTGGGAAAAATAGCCCATTCCGACTAAATCACTTTCTGAGGAAGGTATGTTAGGAGGGATTTAGTAAAAATCTATTATTGCCATCCAGCATCAAGTATCCAGCAACCAGTATCCAGAAAACCACTCTCGCCCATTAAAGTAGCTTTCTCAATTCAATATAACGATTTTTGACGTAAATAGCAACATATTTATTATTTATTTTTCATTTATGTTCGATTTGTGAACATAATTACACTACATTAAATACAATTATGATTCAAAATCATTCATTTTTGAATAACAAAGCACTTTCTTTTAATGTCGCAATCAATTTGCCCCCAACATATAATCCGAATTTCCTGTTTTCCTCATCATAAATAATTTCAGGAATCCAGTATTTACCTTTTGGGGTCTCAACATAACAGTTTCGGAGATGAAATTCTTTGCCTTCTATTATAGATGCTGCAGGTAAGTCCTTAATCATATTTCATTTTCCTTTCTTGGCTTTATTACGTATCGGACCCAAACTCGAATAACATCCGCTATCAAATTCTGCTAATTTTATAAGCGTTTCAAAAGCATCCTTATATTCTTTTTTATCAAAATCATGTCTCTCTATCGCTGCCGGCAAACCATGTTCTTCTTTTTTTGCCAGCAAATTATGTTCAAGAATGGTTTTGAAATATTTTCTGCAAAAATCAAAACATATCTTTAGAATCGGAAAAATATAGTAGTATGTTATTATTCCTGTAACATAACCAATAATAACAAGCAAGCATACAATAAAAGGATTAACTATTTGTTCCATTTACCACTCACCTTTTATATGAAATGGAGGAATGTTCCAGTTATTATCGTAATAAACATATTTACAAACTAAATTCCATTTGCTGCCGTCATAAACATAAAATTTACCATCTTCAAAAATTTCATCGCCAATTTGAGGTTCGTCCATATCGCCTATTTCATTTGCCTTTACAATAGCCTTCCGCAACAAATAATCTATATCTGGCTTCTTTGCGATTACCTTTACTACCACAGAAGGCACAACCGCAACCGCCGACAAAACCTTAATGAAATCACGCCTTAACATTGTTTAATCTCCCAATATTATTGGGTATGTAAATCTTTTGGTACTATAGGAAACATTACAGGCGGCTGATCAGCCATTCCACGTACATTCCTTATAGGAATACCCCTAAAATTAAATTGCGGCGCAAAACCGATCCATTCGTCTTTTACGAAACAAAATGCCGCAACTTCCTCATAATCACGCTTATTAACAACTATAGCATAATAATAAAAATCATCTTGCCAATTCGGAAACTTTTTGATACCATCTTCATAAGCCTTTTCCAATTTCTCCATAATGCCAACTTCTTTTCTAACAACTTTTCTAAACTTAGGTAACCCGAATATCCCGCAGCATAATCCCGATACCGCAAATACTGTCCCCTTAATAAAATTACGCCGTTTCATTCTTCGTCCTCCGCCGTATCCTCGTCATCATCATAAGTCATAAAAATAGATAGCCTTATCGCTCCATTTTTCCTAATTGCTTTAACCAACTCCTCATATAAATTAAAACCAGAATAATCCCCACGATGATCACGGTAATCAAACTCTATATTTGCAAGAGCTTCGAGCTTATCAATATCCTTTTCTTCAAAAATAAATGGCAGTTCACCAAAAATCTTAACCAAAGTTTCAATCACAATCTCAGCTATTAACATCTCCTTCTCTTTTTTGAATACTTCAAAATGAATTAATAACATTTCTGCCTCCCTCTCATTTTTTATTCTTTTTCGCTATTTTAAAACTGAAATTGCATCTAACATTAATCACCAATATTTCACCATCATTCATATCATTAAATGCCCCAGACCTTAAATAATCCATAAAAGCAATTTTCATTTCCCCCACATAAAGTTTTTTAAAATAATATGTAAAGGATTTTTTAACTTTAATAAATTTCTTTTTTAAACAACTATAATTACCATCTTCAATGTTGTTTATTGCTTCAATTTCATCTTTATCAAAAAATATATTTTGATTAATATTAAGAAATTTAATATCCTCATTTTCCATCTCAACATCCTCCCTTTTCATTCTTCTGCTTCACGCTTTGTATAATCCAACCGTCTTCGGTTTTTATATACTTCTTTGAATTTTCAGGATCGTTGATAATAATACCAGGGGGACAATTCTCCAATCCCCCTTCGTCTTTATCAATCCAATTCTCCGGCATCATCTCTGGATTCTCGAAAATATTACCGATAATTTCCAATCCATCCGATAATTCAAATAATATAAATCCGTGAACCCTAAATGCCGTATTTTCGTCTCTTACAATACCATAGTCTCGCAAAGGCTTATAATGCTTATAACTTTTACCTATATATTTAACAACATCACCTTCGTAAATTTCTTTGCCATTCTTATCCTTTAATCCCGTAAATTGCATTAGAACACAATCTCTAATCAAAAGAGAGGGATTTTCCTCATCTTCGCTATACAGCCACAATTTACCATCTAAGTCAATCATAAAATAATAACTGGAAAGACTGTTTAATTTCTCATCAGAATAATACATCTTGCCATCAAAAAATACCCTGAATTTTAATTCCCTATTCATTTCTTTCTCCCTTTATTAAAACAATTGACCAAATTTATAAAACTCCAAAATAAATGTCAAACAATTTAATATTTATTTTTACTATACCACAATTCCAAGCACGTATTTTCAAAATTATGGAAAAATAATATTACGAAACCACCATATTAACGAATATACTATCGGATGTCATTAAAACAAAAACCGAATTCCTCAAACACAATACAATCTACATGAACATAGATATACGGTATCTCTAACCCCCACCCCTTTATATGCGGAGGTTTGATATACGCTTTTCCGAAAACCGATCCCCAATCAATCAAACAGGATCATCCGACAGAAAGAGAACCATCAAACAGGATAATCAATAAATCGCTCTGTATAGCCTCCAGGGGCTGATTAAGCCAAAGTTATTGTAAATTGGTAGGTGGGTATGGGTCTTTAATTATCAAGCACAAAACCGAAATAGCCCGGTAACCGTAAAACCGCTAAACATAACATCCCGCAATAACACAGTACATTAACCCCGATATGCTTCTATATAGAAGTACATCGCCCCGAATGACTGTATCGTGCTTAACCTAAAATTCAAGCAACACCACAATATGTTGTGTTTAGCTAAAAATAAAAAAAATAAACATGCTAATTCGTGCTTAGGTTTACATATAAGTTATTATACGACAAAATCGCCGCAACTCCTTATCTTTGTGCTTGACTTACCTATTATTACACCCCTTTTTATGCCCAAAATGGCAAAATCCCCCGAAAGTAATTTAATACACGCCTTGTTACATTAAACCGCACTATCATTAATTACATTACAGTTTTATCATATAATCTGCATTTACTATTAATCTTACTGTAGTTATTACTAGGGTCCCTTAGTATATTAATACATACATATTACTTAGTATAATACTAATAATGCGTGTATGTGTGCGTGTGCGTG